CGCTAGGCATTGGCGTTGGTGCTTCCCAAAAGGAACCGACACGATGCCACGATGGATAGGGCTGTGGCGTAATAAATATATCCTCATCAGCATTGTATGAATAACCTATGCCAGCATAAGTTCCACGAATACGGGAATTGTAAGAGGTTTGTATCCAAGTACCGCCATAATGCGCCACGCAGAAATCAATGCCTTTCTGCTCATTTTCTACGCCATCAATTAAGAGTTCGTTATTGTGTACGACAATGCCATTGATCACTACATTGTTTTCGTCTAGTTCTAAAAAATGTGCCATTAGAAAGTTACACTCCCTGAGCCTGTCCATTGGTAAATTCGATAACCGCCTGATGTTGTTATTGTCGGTGAGCCTGTTGTAGATGTTGCTAATGAGTAAGTGTCAGCGTAACGAATTGCCACAAATCCTGAACCGCCTGCGCCACCATAATCAGCCCCTGCATTTACGCCTGAACCGCCACCACCGCCGCCGCGATTAGTCGTTCCTGCAACACCTGGACCTCCAATCGTGGTTGATCCCGAACCGCCACCACCCGTTCCACCTGCGCCATAGGTTCCGCTTGGATCGCTATAACCGCCACCGCCACCGCCTGCGTAACTAACCGATGAGCCTGTTATTGATGAGGCTGTTCCTGCGCCACCTGCGCCCGTAACGGCTCCACCTGCAGCACCTGCCGCCGTTGCTCCACCGCCGCCGCCTGGTTCCCCGTCTCCTGTGGCATTTTCACCGTTACCGCCGTTGTTGCCTTGGCTTGGAGATGTACTTGGCGTGTTACCTGTGCCGCCGAGATAAATTGTGCCTCCCGTTCCTTTGTTACCGCAACCGCCACCCGAACCGCCGTTGCCGCCTGCCTCATTTGTTCGACCTCGACCACCTAAACCGCCGCCTGCAGAAGTGATACTGCTAAACACGCTATTACCTCCAGCCGCAGCCGAGCCTGCATTATTACCACCTGCGCCACCTAGTCCAACGGTTACGGTAATCGGGCTTCCTGCCGTTACTGCTAAACCTGTGTTCGTGCGGAAACCGCCTGCGCCACCACCGCCGCCGCCAGAGTTACCGTTAGAACCTGCACCACCGCCGCCACCTGCAACAACAAGATACTCAACGCTTGGCGGTGCCACGACTAAATGCCCTGATATCTGACTAGCCATAATTCCAATTTTCATTATGCAAGGTCTCCAAATACGATCCAAGAGTTAGCAGCTAGTTTCTTGCAAGTTGCACCTGAGTTAGCCACACGCAATTTTGGCGTAGCACTGGTCGCACCTGTTGAAATCACCGTAGTGGTGCCCGGGGTCGTGGCTCCTATTGTTGGCTGACCCACACCCGTAATCCAAAACACATTGAATTCAGTTCCAACGGCAAAGTTGTATGTTGCATCAGTTGGAATGTTAAACTGCTGAGTTGCCGCGTTGTTCATTGAAAATATGTTGTATTCATCCCCGGCAACAAATGTATAGGCACTTGTCTTACTGGAGTAACTAGATGACAAGCTCAGGGCCACCGCACCTGATGTTGCCCCACCTGATAGGCCCGACCCTGCCGCCGTTGTAACGGCTGTGATGTCTCCTACGGGTGCGCCAACCCATGCACTGCCACTGTAATACTCCAGCGCATCGGTGTCTTTCAGGTAGGAATACTGGCCCTCTTGTGGTGATGTGATGGCTGATGCTCTTGCTGCGGAACTGGCAAAAACCAGAACGCCCTGCATCAAGTAACCATTGGTGTCTGCGGCTGTCAAAACCTCACCAGTGGTGAATGTCTTGAACCCTAATCCTGCTGCCATGTCATGCTCCTTTTCTGCTTAATATGATAAAACACTGGTGTCCAAAATTCCATACAACGCGCTGTCAAGAATGAACGAATCAATTAACGCTTCCATCGTGGTGAAGTCCACTGTCCATGAGCCAGGGGTGATGTGATGGGCAACGCCAAAAATTTGCTCCTGTTTCGTGATGGATGTGTTTCCTGGCTGTGTGGTCTGAATACTTACAGGGTCAAAGAAATCCATTGCAAGAGCTGCGGTGATGCCTGTTGTGTAGTTTTCTGTGTAAAGATTCAAGGTGAGTTGATCGCATCTGATACTTGTCTGCGCCCTTGATGCGACATAAGCCCGTGCAAGGTTTAACGCATCGCCCGTGGTCTGCATAAGCAAATCGGTTTGAGTGTAGGTGTGGGCAAAGTATTGGGCAATGCTGGTGGCATTTGTAGCCGATTGAGTAGCCAACCCTATTGCCGTAATGTCGGCTTGGTTATAGACCAGGGCATCATTGAGAATCCATTTAGCATTGTAATAATCTATGCCCGTTCCATTGTCGGCAAATGTTGTGACCATTCCTGAAACCGATGTGGCACATTCGCTCCTGGACTTAAAAACAAATGACCCAGTGGCATCAACATAAACTGCCCCGTATTCACTAGCCCCAACAACGAGCATGGCATTAAGAGCTGTACGAGCAACCCCAGGGTCAGCTTGCATGGTTGTTTCTGTTGTGGCCAATGAGACATCACGCATGGATGTGGGCCACGCAATTTGGTCAAGTATCTGATTGATACGGGTTCCCGATTTATCCCCTGCAATGGCCCCTGTAACCGTTGTGATGTTGGCAAGGTTGGCAAGTCTAAACGCATCAACGGCGGTGATTGTGGTGAAGGCCAAGTCAGCCCCATCCACATTGTTTGGAATGGATGTGGAATACCCCGTGATGTATCCAGCAAAAATGGGATATGTGGTTGCCCCATAGGTCGCCGTAATCGACACCTTGCGCATTGGACTCAAAAGATTGTAATAAGGCCCTGCGCTGTTCATTGGGTTGAAGTCTCCATTTTGGTCTGCAATGACCAATGTGAGGGTTCCTGCCTGGAACTGGTCGGCGATAAGATTTCTGCCTCGTTGGGTTTGAATGTTCACAACCACATCGGAAACATCAACAATGACGGAAGCTGCATCAGCAAGCACATTGGTTCCCAGTTGGCCCGTGCCAAGAATCATTGCCTGAGCAAAGCCTGGCCCCGTTGAAAAATTGATGACTGCATTTATCGTAGGAATTGTCATAGGAATTGGTTTATCAATCCTGATGTGGCCGCAGTGGACTTTCCATCACGAGCCAAGATTTGAAGCTGTTGTTGAATGGCTGATTGGAAACCTGCACTGTCTGTCAAAACAACGGGCAAAAGTGTTGGTGCGATGACCGTTGTTCCACCACCACCAAATTGATTAGCCGCAATTTCAGCGCCCGTCAATGGATAATCATTGGGACCCATCCAGTCCGATGATGTTCCTGGTTGATTGCTTGGGATGTTCGTTGGTGGCGTAAACCCACCATAACTATTGCCTCCAAAAAAACCACCGCCACCAGGCAAAGCAATCATGGCTTGACTGGTTGCCATCAATTTCATTCCTGCAAGTGTGGCCAAATACTTTTCCAAAGCTTTTTGTTTTTCATTATCGGCATCTTGTTGGGCTTTGCGAACGGCCGCGATGGTTTCTATTTCTGTCAGCAAGGTAAGTTCCAACGCCTTTAATTCCTCAGCCGTGAGCGCCTTCAATCCTGCCAATTTGCGCAAATCCTCATTGGAGCTGAACATGGCTAATTCTTTAAGTCTTTGCATAATCAGATCAGCATTGTCACCTTGCAAAGCTTGCATCAACAAAAGTCTGCGTTTTTGTTCCTCATCGTCTGTTCGAGCCAAGGCCGCAATGACCTGAATCTTGTCAATGTCAAAGACGGCAGCACCCTTGTTCAATGCAGTTTTGAGTGCTGCGAGTTTTTTCTCGTTAGCAAGTTTGGCAGCAGCCAATCTTTTTTCAAGGGCAAGCGCGGCGGCGGCGGCTTTTTCTTGCGCGGCTTTGGTACGCGCTTCCTGTGCAGAAATTGAACGCGCACCTGATGGCATCCCCGTTATGGATTTACCTGCTGCGGCGGTAGTTCTTGCAAATTGTTGTAATTCCTCAACATAAATGCCACCAATATTGCGCAATGCAAAATCTAAAACAGTTTTCGGCAAGGACTTTCCTTTAACCGTTCCCAGTTTGCCAATCAAAAGCCCAAGACCAGTTAAAGCATCGGCGGTGGATTTGGCAAAACTATCCATTTCATCTGTTATGACATTGATGTTGTTGTCTTTACCTAGGGCAACTAACCCGTCAATCAAACCTTTGCCAATAGTTTCCTGGGCTTCACTTGCAGCGACCTTGATGCGATCAAGTTTGCCAGCGTAAGTGTTGGCAGCAATAGAGGATTGCCCTGCAAATAGTTTGGCCAATTCTTTATTGATTGCAACCATATCCCCTGATGCCAAAAGGGTCTTTGATATACCAGTACCTAATTTGGAAAGGGCCGTTGTGTTTCCTGCATAGGCTTTGGCCAAAGCTGCTGAAACGGAAACAACATCACGCGAAGTGCCAGCCGCTATGTCTAAAGCAAGGTTAAGTTCCTGTTGAGATGTCCGATAATTTCGCGTGGAGTTAAGCAAATTTGTCAGGGCTGGTCTAAGTTGGCTGTCAGATACACCTGTGGCGCGTTGTAACTTATCTATAAATGAGTTCGCACCTTTGCCTGATAATTCATTGCCAGTGTTTTTGAGAGTCTGGCCTAAAGCTTTCGCGGCTTTGTCATCGGCTAAAAACGCTTTGACTGATGCTTTACCAAAGGCAACAACGGCAGCCACCGAGAATGTAACACCAAGTGTCTTTGCCAATCTAACCAAATTCTTTTCAAACCTATTGATGCTTTTTTCAGCTTGTTTGATGCCTGTGTTATTCCAGGTTGAAACCGCCGAGACGAGAAGTTTGGAATTGCCCAGGATGCTCATGCAGGAATCCTTAGGATGGTGTGCTTGGAGTTGTAGCCGATTGTGGCCTTTTCAATCGCTTTCATTACTGCACCCAGAACTCTGCCTTGATCTTCATTCCATGCTCTAAATATGGCACGACCATTAGCATTTTTCTTTGAACGACCTTTGGAACCCACTGGCCTCCCAGCTCTGCTGATGGGTGGCAAGGCATTGATAAATCGTTCACCTGCTCCAGGATTGGGATAAAACTTGCCATCCTCACCGCGCACACCTGAACGAGATTTGCTAGGTATTCCCCCAGGGTGCTTGCGCCCTGCGGTTTCAAAGATTGCACCAGCCGCCGATTCATTGGTTACGGCATAGGCGCGAGTGAATCCTCGGCTTGTTTGTTTCTGCAATCCTGGTCGGTATTGGATTCCTGACTTCATTTCGGCACTGTCAAAAATAGGGAAAGACCGATAGACATTGGCTCCACGATGACCAGGCAATGCACCCGTTGGAGGCCGTGACCAATTCTTGATTGCATCGGGAACCACACCGGGCATGAACCCTCGTGCCTTCATTTGAATCGGTTTCATCGCTTGTTCAATGTTGCGATTCATTTCAATACTGAGTTCAATTTCAAAAGCATCCAAAAGGAAAAGCGTTCTATCGAACCCTTCGAGAAACATTGGCACGCTTGACCTCCCTTGCTCTATCTTGAAACACTAACAATAACGCTTGGAACATCCTGGAATCCAAAGCGAGCAAATCATTAGGCGAGACTTTTAACTCCACAGCTAGTGAGGCCACTAGGTATGTGAAAGAATCTCGCTCTATCCGTTTGGGAGTTCATCCTCTAACACATCTACATTGATGAGTGTCATGAGAAAATCCTCGCCATACGGAGGAATTACTTCCTTGCGCATCAAAGCGTTATGAGCTAACCAATAGAGGTCGCTAGTTCTTTCTTCCTCGCGAAACCTTTTTTGGATTCCACACCCAAAATTTGATTCAAAAGCTGCTTCAACCACAGGGGTGATCTGCACGATTGTTTCCCCTGAGGCCCTGGTGATTTTCAGTCTTGCCATTGTTATCTCCTAGTTAAATGTGCCGCTTGTTGCATAAGCAACGGTGGATGTGCAAGTAAAGGTCATGCTCGATGTTGCATAATCGGCAGGGCCACCAGTTCCAACAGGTGTCAAATTATTGACAAGAATTGAAACTGTGTAAAGAGGATTGGTTGCGCTGATTGGGGTTGCTGTTGCAGAACGAACAGGAACAATGAGAGCTGTAACGGATGTGCCGTATGCAGCTTGCAAAGTTGCCTGTACTTTTGAAGCAGCCCAGTCGTTTAAGAAGTCCACTGTCAAAGTGCTGGATTCTAGGCCAGCACTGTATTCGTGTGAAGTTGAACCCATTTTTGTGGTCTCAACTTGATCCACTGTTTGCGTCAATGTAATTGCCGTGACATACGCACTCAAATCTACGGTGGCAATTTTCAGCCCCACGAGATTGTCTAAATAAATTGCCATTCTTATTCCTCATCTTTCTGGGTTTTTGGTGTTGCGGTGGGCATTGGCAAACCCAGTTTTTTCAGGACTGCCAAATCATTTTCTGTTGGGTAGGTCATTGTTAGCTCCATGTCGTTAGAATTGAGATATTGATATCTGAGGTCAAAAGGTCGCCCGATGCTGCACTCAGAATTGATGGCCCTGAGACAGTGCCGATGTTGAACACCAATGATGAATTGCACATCTTGTTCCAGACTGCAACGATGGTGGATTCAATGCTTTGCAATGATCCTTGATTGTCTAGGGCTGGAATAGTTATCAGAATTTTGAAGTTGGCCAGTGGCCCGATGCTGTTCTGCGAATTATTAGATGGGTTCAAATATGGGTCTTGCGGAACCAAAACCACTGAATTTGCAAGAATCGTTGGTGGTGGAAAATTAAAAGTCTGCCACACCCCAGGGTTATCAAGAACCGCCGCGATGGTGGAGCGTAATGTGGTGAGTGCTGGCGTTGGCATTAGCCGACCATTGCCGATGGTGAACGGTACGGAGCAAGAAGGCCCGAAATCTTTCCCATCAAGCTGTACCCCATGCGATAAGGATTTGGACTGTATCCATCAACGGATACCCCACCAGTTTGTGAAACCTGTCGTGCTTGCCAAATATCAACGGCCAACATCATCGCAGCTTCACGGATGGCTGGTGTTGTGGCATAGGAATCTGTTTTGTCATCAGGCCCAGTCATGCGGCCATAAGGTTGCACCAAATGTTGTGGGTCATTGGAAGCTGTAATCGCAAACTGCAAAAATGAATAGCCTTTGGGATAGTTGTATGGCCAGGTCATCCATTGACCGCCATTGGCAACAATGTAAGGCCCCATGCCAGTAATGGTGCGTGTGCCGTTATAAGTGGAACCTGACGCAGAAATCACAACGCTCTGACCCGTCACAAAGAGTCCTGGATTGGCAATGACGATTGTTGCGACATTGTTTTGTAATCCTGTTGCCACTACGGGTGCGCGGTTGTACCAAAGTTGGCTTTGGATTAAATCCTCAGCACTCATGCAGACTTCCTCAACAATTGGATCACTGTATAAACTACCAATTCCAAGGTTTGCGCGTAATTCAGCAACGGTCACAAATGTCGCAGCCATATCCATTCCTTTCTAAAGGCTGACATCAGGGCCAGGGCCTCCTGAACCCCGATGCCAGCGTTCTAGTGTGTTGCGGTTTTATCAGGTCTTATCGAAACGTTGCAATCCACCAGCAACCAAAGTCTTAGCTGCAAAGTAGGCATACAGTTCAACGGCAATTTCACCTGTTGCTGTGATGTTTGTTGTAAGTGAAAGCATTGGACTTTCGTACACTGCGATTGCGCTTGGTGTAACAATGAACGCGCAGTCATCAATAGTTGTTGCAACCATGTTGGCATCAACCCAAAGGTCAAGCCCCATGACATCTCCGCGCAATCCGCGTGGTGATGATTGTCCAGATGAGTTCATCGGGGAGGCTGCATTGAATAGTGAGCGACCTGTTGTATCTAGGCTGCCAATAAGCAATGACCAGACAGATGTGCCAGCGATAAATGCTGTTGCTGTTTCACCTGCTGCTGCATAAACGGCTGGTGCTGCTTGTGCAACATAAGCCTGGATGCCAGCGATTGTTGCTGCTTGGTTTGTTGCTTGTGTACCACCAGAAACAATTTCAGCAATCACATAAGCATCAGATGCCTTTGCGTATGATCTCATACAATTCTCATACATAGCTGAGTAAAATTGTGGTTCAGATCGGTCAAGCAATTCTTGACTCATGATTTGTGCCCCTGCTATTTTCACAACAGTTGCATTGACATAAGATGAAACAATTTGTGTTGATGCTGTTGATGCACCTTCGGCAACTACGCCAAGCGTTGCATTTGTCGTAATTTTTGGATGTGCGATTGTCATTCCGCTTGCTGATAATGCGCGAGCACCACCGAGTGCATCAATGGTTGGGCGTGTCATTACGGATGTGTCAATGACCGATGAAATGTATTGTGTCGGGCTAAATGCAGGGTTAGTTGTAAATGAATCATTGGCTGCATAAAGTTTTTGTGCGGCCATATCTGCTGCACGAATAAATGTCTGTGAATCATGGTTGCCCATTTTTGCTTTGATGCTGTGTTCTAAATACGAACCTGCGGTCTTGATAGGGGAGCGCACTTCTGTGTGAAATGATGCGCTAACCGTTGGGCGTGAGGCTTCAACTACTGGAGCAGTTTCCACCTCAGGTGTTACGGCGGCTGTGTTGTCCACGACTGCCTCACTTTCTGTTTCGGTTGGTTGGGTTGTTTCTTGCTCTGCTTCGCTTTCGCTGGCAGCAACTTTGGTGACGGTTGCATTTTCAAATGCAGGAGACTCAACGAGTGAAACCTCAATGAGCCTGGCCGCCGTCACTAGGAGGTAATTGTCTTTGGGCTGAGATGAAATTACATCCACCCCAACGGAAAGCCCCGAGACGAGTTCCTCCGCAGCAAGGGTCAAATAGTCTGTACCTTTGCTGCTATTAGAAATCTTAAATGATCCGTACATGAAGTCACCCTCTGTACTAAAAGATTGAGCGCGACCAATCGGATTGTTTGGCTCATGCTGCGCGAGCAGCTTTACTTTGGCCGTTGTTGGGATTTCGATGCTGCCGCGCTCAAACATAACAGGGCCTACGGATGTGTGTCCGATAGCCCCAAATTCCATTATCTTGCCAGCGATGATGCGGCGTTCCGCATCGGCTGCTTCAATCGGTGTGCTAAATGTTAGCTTCAACTCGCATCTCCATTCGGTGATAAATCCTCCATTGCCATTGCTTGGTCTAAAGTAATCAAACCAAGGCCAAGCAATTTCTCAATGACCAACAAGCGTTCCATTGTGTCGGCACGGAGAAATGTTTCATTGACATCGAAGCGCACCACATTTTGTGCATTGGTGATGTCATTCATGCTGAGTCTGTCCTCAATGGCGCAAACATAAGGAGCCAGGGTGTACGCATAAAATTCTTTGCGAGCATCAAGCACATTTTGATAAGTCATGCTCTTGTTGGCATCACTGCTTGCCATATATGCAGGAACATTCATCAATCGGCAAATTTCAGTGCTCAACGATTGTTTTGCTTCGTCATACATCATGTCTTTGGGTGAGAATCCAAATGTTTGTAGCTCTAAACTTGAAGTGAGGTACGCGGTGCTTCGCGATTGGCGCGCGGCTTTCCAACCAGCCAAGATGCCTTGAATTTGTGCCTCAGGCAAATCCGCACCATTGTTTTTAATTATCGAAGTTGGTAACGGTGTTGCAGCACTTATGGCCGCAGCTCTTTCCAAATCAAGTGCTGCCTGGATTGTGCGCGCACCTGTTTGTAATACGCCAGGATTTAATGCTTGAAATGTAACGAGTGAACCCACACCGCTATTGGGTAACACTTCACCGTTTAAGCTATAAAACTCAACCTCAGTCGAGCGCGCATTTAACTTTGTTGTAATTCGTGTATTGGCAACCCATTCAAATCGAGCTGGTCTGCCATCATCGGAATACTGAGATTTGACCTGCCAGAAGGCTTGACCATACGCAGCAAGGCTTTGAACTGTGTACGCAATCGTCACTGATCGTGGTTGGCGAATGTCTGGCTGTTGCAACCAAATTGGTGAACCTAATTCTTCACCTGTTGTTTTGTTATACAGGTTTAATGGGATGCCGCCGATTGTTCCAGTCAATAATTGGAAGCACTTGGCAACGGTTGGAACCTGTAAAGCTGAAACTAGATCAATGCTGTTTGTTTGATACCCGATTGCTGAATCTGACCAAGAGTTATATTGCGATGCCATGACTGCTGGCGCGTATTGATTTTTGAGCGTGTCAGTTTCATCCTTGACCAAACGCAATGCCGACAAAATACCCATGTCGGTATATTAAACCCATATCACCTAAAACGGACATTTGAGGCATTAGGGGTATTTCGGCGTGTCGCTATCCTGCAATAATCATTGGAACGCTTCTAGGTTCATTCATTTTGTGAATAACCATTGCCAAAGCGATTGGCCCAGAGACATCCCCTGCGCTGGCCCTTCTTACAATGCGCCAAGATTCATCCCGATTTTTGCCTGCACATGCTTGCATTTGAGCATCCATCAATTCCTGCCCCGCATGCACAATGCGTTTTGCCACAATGCTATCAAGCAAATCCCCTGATGCCTGGTAGAAGGCAGTTCCAGAAACATCAACCATGTGCTGATTACTAGCAGTCAATCGAGCTGCAATGGAGGCAGTGGCATAATGATCAAAACAAATCATCTGCGGTTTGTAAAGCATGGCCCATTCGTTAATTTTGGCGGCAATAACTAAATCATCCACTGCTGCATCGGCTTTCCAAGTATCTAACAAGCCAACACCGACACGGCCATCATCTAGGTATTGACCAGCCACCAAAGAAGCTGTGCGCCGACCTTGTGCCACATCAAAGGCAAAAAATGTCACTGGCCCTGGTGGAAGTTTCAAGCTGCGGTCTGCGATTGCCTCCCATGACCCTATTGGCCAAGGTGAGCTGAGTGAGGATACCCAAACGCAAAGATGTTCAGGCAAGAATTTATCTATCGAAACGGTTGCAAGAGCTTCCTCCAAGCCAGCCTCCGTGATTGTTATACCTAAAGCAGGATTCGCAAAACTCCAGCCTTTTCTATCCGTCACTTTGCAATGTTGTGGCGCGCTGTATTCGTACCAGCCCAAAGAGGGGTGCGGATAAGACAAAGCCCTATCGCGTAAAGAATTGAGCACTGAGGAATAATTATCACCAGCATTGCTTGTTATGTAGGTTTGGGCGTTAGGGCCTTTGGCAATAGTCAATGGCTTAGCTGCTGCGTAGGCTTCCTCTGAGATAAATCTTGCTTCATCCAGGAATAACAGGTCGGCAGATTTGCCTCTCGCCCCGTCAGCGTTTCCAGCCACAATTTCATAACGCGCACCATTGAGTAAATCCAAATGTTCCTTGCCATTGCCGCGATAGCCAACCTCGCCACGATTGAGTTTGACCTGGCAACGCAAAAAGTCATTACGATCAATGACACCGCACACTTCCCTGAATGTATCCTCAGCCATTCCTCGTTTGGATGACATTGCCACCACATTCATCTCACCAAGCACAAAGAGGCCAAAAAGGATGCGATACACCATCAGCGTTGTTTTGGCGTTCTGCCTAGCACATAACACCGCAACAGTCTTGCGAATGAAGTTGCCATTGCTGTCTTTGGTCAAAAAATCATCGCTGATGTATTTTTGCCAGGGCATCATGGTGTAACCACACTTGGCTGCAAATTCTTGAAACTCATCGCCTAGAGATTTACCTTTTAAGGGGATGCTCATAATTCGGGGTTTGGTTTGACCCATCAATACAGGCTTTTTTTTGACCCCCACCTCAATGTTTGTCACATTGTCCAAGTTCACGCCCACAATGGCTCTGACTGCCCTTCAAATGGCCCACTAAGGGGAACACTGGTGGTCACTGGAGAGAGAACTT